GCGGCCCGTGATCCGCCAAATGCAGACGGACCTCCGGGTTGCCCCACCGCGCCGAGACCAGCCTGTGCGGCTTGTATGTTGTAAGACCTGTCAATTTCAGCTTGAATAGCTGCTTGATACGGGTTCATAAACTGGGTGATACCAGACGGATCTAGCGTGGTCTTTGCTTCACCCAACGCGGTTCCTGCGTCGGTTAAATACTGTTCAAAACCACCAATACCGCCTGTAGCAGGGGATGCATCCGCGATAGCCTGTGTCTGTAAGCCAGACATTTGAGCGACTTGCTGAATTGGAACGGTAATCGGCTGGTCAGCTAGCTTTTTAGCAGACTCAAGAAGCCCAATTTTATAGGCTTCTATTTCAGGGGCTTCTCTGACGATTTGGGTTTCTACTGCCATTATGCCATCGCCTTCCCTTTAGCCTCAAGGCCCCGCATCATGTCATACATGCGGTTGATGCCTTTGTTATTGTCCCCGTCACCCAAGCCTTTGACCGCGTTGGTTGTCATCACGAACTCACCGGGCATTAACATAGCTTTTACGCTGTCTTTGCCGGGTGTACCCTCATCTGGCATGATACCACCTACACGTCGTGGGAAGACCCCGCCTCCGTCTGCTGCGAACAAAGTTGGAACAGAATACTGACCTTGAGACAACATAGGCGTAGATCCTGCAACTCCATACTTAGCTTGGTTCGCTTTGTAAAGTTCATAACCTGTAGGACCAAGTTGTTCCAGCAACTCTTCATCACTTGGACCTTCATCGGGTGTGTCAAAGGCACCGCCAGCATACAAGCCTGCGCCAGCTAGTGCCGCAGTTGGTCCGTATGTGCGGAGTATACCGGGTGTGGCTTCAGCCACCGCTCTAGCAGCTTGTTGAGTAGCTAAACTTTCAGGAGCCCCTGCGGCAATAGCTTTATTATAAGCATCTATTTCTATTTGATTTAAAGCGCCTGCTTCTGGTTTTCCTGTTAAGAAGTCCATCGCCTTTCCGCCGTAGTCCATAGCGGTTTCGCCATAACCTTTTAGTGTGTCTATGGTATCGCCGAGGAAATTTGTGGTTTTTGGAGGCGTTTTTACAATTTGAGATAAATCAGCAGACGTAGTGGATCTACCAATTAAAGTTCCGTCAGGTCCAATGTACGAGTCTGTCGCCATATCATACGGTAAATTAGCAGCTTCGGCTGCTTGGAAAGCGTCTCCGGTTATCATTTTCTCTATTGTTTGATCAGATGACACTTGCATTGGCCCTACATCTTTTGCGACTTGCTCCTGTATCGGATTGACCGTCGATGTTGCGCCTCCAGTTACTGCTTCATAACCGGACTGACCAAACTGACCCGTAGCAAGCTGCCGACCGGCTGTTTGCAAGTTAGACAACTTAGCTGCATCCTGAATGCCTTTCATAGCGCCCTGTCCAAAAGTCCCTGTCCCTGCTTTCGTGGCCTGCAATCCGCCACCAATAGCAGCAGTTGCGCCACCAATAGCGCCACCAATCAAAGCGTTTTTAAAGGCGTCCTTTAGGTTACCGCCCTGTACAAGTGTGCCGATACCTGCTCCAAGAGCGCCTGAGTAGATTGCACCAAGGCCGGGGAAGGCTGCGTTCAAAGCAAACGGTATAATTACCGGAGCAGCTTTTTTAAGCACCTTAGTCACACCCTTGAGGGCTTTACTGACGCCTTTGGCTACTTTAGAGGCAGCTTTTTTGACCCCTTTGAACAGCTTTTTTACGAAGAACTCAGGCATACCCGTATCAGGATTGATAGAGTTTGCACTTGAGCCAACCACATATCGCTCTGGGTCCTCTACACCAAGATCACGCAGGTGACTAAATATAGAGTCCCGTAGCTTCGGGTTGTCGTCAATCAGGGCTTTCGGAACAACCAACTCACCGGTTTCAACGTGAGCAACTGTGTCGTCACCGTAACGACCATAAGATGCCATGCGCGTGGCAATCGGCTCAAACGTAGCAATACCGGTAGATCCAAACTCCTGCGCCGCTTCTTCGCGCTCCAGAGCTTCGATCTCGTGGTCTTCCATATAGAAATCGGCGATACCGCCTGCTGGAAACTCAAGAACCTCTGCTGCTTGTGCCATTTTTTAATTCCCTGATATAAGGTTTCCCGCAGTCTACCTTGTTTTTCAAATTCCGTCTACACTATGCAACGGCTATTGTTACAGTTCCGAGGGCCGTGGTCCCCGCTACACTTCCCGAATGCACTTCATTTTGCACTATGGTCTGTATAAAATTAGCCTCACCTATAAAAAAATCACCTACTTCTAATGTGTTAGCAGCGCCGCTACCGGGTATGCCCTGAAAGTTGATGTCCGCGGACCGCACTTCGTCGATCAACTGTTCCAAGGCCCGCGCTAACTGATTGACATATACCGGATCGTACTCTTGCGGTGCGGAGGGTATAATCGGACGTAAAACCTTTTTTGTCATCGCCTGCCATCTGCTCTCGCATCAATTCTAGGTGCGCCTAACCGCCAGTTTACACCAGTGCCGGTATTTTCTATACGAACAGACATCTGTCTGCCTCGCGCTCTCAAGTCAATTTTATCTGTATACTGCTCAACTGGTGATGTAGCTGTTCTAATGGCTGAATCAGACGGGGACTCTGTAAAATTGTCTCCGCCAAAATCACGACTTCTTACGGTAAACAATGCTGATGGGCTACCTGCGCTGGACCCACTAAAACTAAGATCCGGCAGTATGCGATTGACTAGCATGAACTGCTGACCATCTCCTATGTCAAAATCGGAGGACTCAATAAATGCATTGATAGCGACAGCGCTGCCCGTGCTAAAATCATCTAAGCCATCTTCGTGGTTGTACAAATAGAAGTCTGCACCGGTAGCTTGTGGGAAACTACGTAGGCCAGAAGCCCGGTCATTCCAAGCTGTGCGTACCAAGTTTCCAAAGTACCATATCTGTTGACCATAATTGTACACAACATAGCGGTCTACTTCAGAAGACCCGGAAGAACAATAGAACCACCAGATCTCTGTCTGACTACCAATAGAACCAGCATGAAACTTAAAGGACTGCTGGTTATTCATATCGTTAAATACATAGTCACGAACAGTGCAAGGTATGACCTGAATGCGTCCATCATACGCATAAAAGTTTTCCTGACCCATCCAAAACACAATGTCGTTTACGGCGATAGCTGTATTTGGTCCGGCTATACGTATGTTGTCACCAAGAAGTGATATGCCGAAGGTAAACGGTGCGCCGATAAACTGCATGGAATATAAGGACTGGTCGGTATACACCAGTATCTGACGGCTGGTCTGCACCGCTGTGATAATTTCGCTGCCTTTTGATAAACGTAGATCGCCTGCCGTGTTGGTGGCTGTCGGAGTCCAGTCTACAACGGACTCTTGGCTTGAAAACCTAATTAAAAGAGGGTCCTGAACACCGCTATCAATAGGGTTTGTGCCAAAAGCTATGCAATGCCTATCCACATCAGAAACTAACACTTTTCGTGTTTTTGTCGGAACATCACTAGCGCCTGTTAAAGTAGATAGTTCAACGGCTCTGGTGCTTACCCCGTTGGTGGCGTCCCAGTAGTAAAGAGTACTATCCGCAATGTTAAAAATGATATCTTCACCAAAATTATCTACAGACCAAAGCCGAAGTGTTTGACCGGATAAGGAACCCGCGCCAGAACCCCAAGTAAATCTACCCCATGTGCCAGCACCCCAACCCGCACCAAGCACTGTGGTGTTAAGTCCAGTGGTTATTTCAAAAGCAGCCGTTCCAGAAGAACCCCCACCTACGGTGCTGCCAGAACTGGCCGAACCACCTGTATCTATTGTAAAGGTGGTTGTGCTGGGGACAGATGTTATTTGATGATTTGCATTAAGTTGTGCTGCGGTAATGCCATCTGTAGCGGTAAGCGCAGCAAGCGTTACAAAGTCATTTGTAACTGCGCCATGTGCGCCTGTGGTGGTAACGGTAACCACACCACTTCCTGCGCCACCTGTGGTGGTAACAGGATTTGTACCAAGGCTAACACTAGATCTGATGGGTGTGATATCGTTGAAGGTGCCAGCGTTTTCTAGAAATACTTTTAGTTCAGTTCCTATGAACAAAAGATTTTGTGAGTCCAAGGTAACAAAATCGAATATTTTTCGGGGTGTGCCTGTTATCTGCGTGTTAGACACACGGGTCCAGCCGCCTATGCGTTCTGCATATCCGTTACGAAAACGTATCTTATCTCCGTTAAACCAACCGCCTTCATTAGAGTAATTTGTACCCTCTCTGTTGATTCCCGGTTTGAATTGCAGCTTGCTTAAAGGCATACATTCTACCCCGCAATCTCCGTAGCAATAATTGATGAAATGCCACGCTCATACCCAGTATTATTATTATTGGCATTTACCGTTTTATTTGTGTGCCAAGTTGCCGATTGAGACACATAAATACCGACTTTGTATGTTATTTGTGAAGTTGTAGAAGGCGTGTCAAAGTAAGAGTATGCTGTACCTTCTGGGGTACTATCGTTGTTATCACCAGCAATAGACCGCCAAGTTCCCATAGCAATACCACGCCCTGCTGTTCCATCGGCAGGTGCTTGCAATTTTGTACTGTCACGCAGAAAATACCAATTACTGTTCCAAATAACAGCATCAGTTGACCATTCACCGTAAACAAATGCCTCAAGTCTAATGATGCTACTTGTTGAACTTGGCGTGATGTTTACTGCCAGTTCGTCAATCGTGTAGTCACTACCTGCTGACATAGCATCTGAGGTTGTGCTAGTGTATTGAGTGTATTGAACTTGCAATACCTCACCAGTGCGACCACCGCCGATAAGTGCCGCTAGTTCTGCTGCTTTACTCATGCTAGGTCTCCGTGTGCCGCTGTCATAACGTAACCATTATCAGTAAGAGTGCCATCGCTACCTTGAACTCTAACGCCAGATGCAGATGCTGTTCTATTAGCAATTTCTAACCGTATTTCATCCTGTCCTGTACCATAAGTTTCTGCAAAATTAGCATTTGAAAATGCACTAATAAATGCATATGCGTAATAACCTGTTCCTTCATCTGTTGTTGTTGTTATATTGAAACTTTCTTTTATTTCAGTGTCAGACCCATCAAAAGTTGCACTACCATCCAAGTGCATCCATGCCTTCGCACTACCATTGGCAACATATGTCATAGCCACGCTGTTGTTCCCAGCGGCATCCTTTAGGGTGTTAACTCTAAGTTCGCTTGCCATTATGCTAAGTCTCCTGCCACCATTACGTTTCTATCTGCGGGGTCGGTCAGTGTTTTATTTTCATAGTGCAGAGTACGACAACGAGTGGTTTCTTTGCTACCCTTATTAACAGCATACGCATTACTTCCTGTGTCAAAATCTTGCCACTGGTCAAAGTTAAATTGTGAATAGTTTGTATTACCCATATTATTGGTAAAAACAGCATAGCCTTGACCCGTTCCAGAATCCGTAAAAGAAGCCACATTTAGACTGTCACCTATTGATGCACCATCACCACCTTCATCCAGCCACACTTTTATCAGCCCCTGCTGCAAATTAGTCGTGGTCGAGTTGCCTTCGCCAGTAACGCTAATGGAACCAGCGGTGGTTACACCTGTCAGGGTATCTACTTTGAGAATACTAGCCATTATGCGAGGTCTCCATCCCAAGTAGCGTATATGTCATTCATGTCTGTTATAGAACCGCTGTCGTGAGCAGACTTAAATCGTGTAGTGTTTACTGTTTTTACGGTTGCTCCAACAAAATCAGGAGAACTGTCGTTAAAATTACAAGAACTTACAGGAGCGTAATTTACATCTGCCATGCTATTGGTCAGGGTTATTGTATAATCACCAGTTCCATTGTCAGTTAATGTTGAAACATTGTTTGAGCCATCAATAGCTACAGTTCCCGAACCATCAAACGCTGACCATGCTTTTGCAGCGTATTGCTTCGTCAACCCAACAGGACCAGTGCCAGCCTTGTCAGCAATAGTATCTACATTTAGTACACTGGTCATACGATACTCCAATAGCCATTAACGGTGACTGTGGCGTTCTGTGTAATCGGCCCTGCACTTACGCCATTCTCATCGCTGTCAATCGTAATATCTGCGCTGATGGTCTGCCCATTCAAGCGGATGATGCTGTTATTGCCCTTGAAGGGATAGCGTGTGTCACTCTCTGTCTTAGTGTAACTGCTAGATATAGCAAAGGTGTCATATACAACCATCTCAACAATGTCGTTTAAGCTGGCGGCTGTGACTAATACAACACTTGTGCCTGTCGTGGCTGCATAGTCAGTTCCCGGCTTGAGAAGCACACCATTCTGATACACGTCCATATACAGGCTATCCGTGTATTTTAGTGTTTTCGCATCGCCATCACTGCCACTGAATGTCGTTTGACTAGCAGTAGCCTGATACACGAAGCGATTGCGAACACCAAACTCTGGAGATTTTCCTATGTAAGGCATTACGCTAAGTCTCCGTGAAATGAACCAGAATGTTCGCCATCTGTCGCATTACCTTCCTGATTTTTTCCTTGTAAAGTATATGTTGACGTTGTAGGTGTCCCAGACTGTTGTATATGCATAGCCGTAGAAATACTTGGGAGGGTATAGTGTGCGTTTGAAAATACATTTGTGATTGTAGGAGTAAAATTTCCTGCTGAATTATCTGCAACACTTGTGATGTTAAAACTGTCATCAATTACAGGAGTAGATTGATTATAATTTAACCACGCCTTCGCCAAACCCTGTTGGACAGAAGTGGTTACAGCACCGCCCTCAGACGCAACAGTAATTTGTTCACTTGCATCTATGGTTAAAAAGGTAGCGTTAGCGGCATTAGTAACATTCTCTATACCGCCACTACCTACTTTGGTCAGTGCCATAACCTATCTCCTTATGCGTAAGGGCTGTCACCTAGCAAATCAGTGTCCCAAGCTGCCTTCAGTGCAGAAATGCTTGATGCACTTGTAATTGCAGATGCGGCTGGTGCATTACGAAGATTAGTCTTCTTGGTTACTGATGCTGCTTTAGCATCTGCATCATCAGCTTCAAGAGCCTTCATGTACACGACATCCTCTGCCTCTAGCAGTGGTGCGCGAACTTCACGGATTTTGTCCTTGAAGATTTCTTTTGCTTTGGTCATATCTTCTGAAATGACACTGCCACTCAAAGTCCATGCGCCTCTGAAATGACGGTCTGATGGAACGGTAGCGGTTGAAGCATCAATCTGATTACCGTCCTTATCTACGATATATGTTGTTGGTGCCATGAGGTTTCTCCTATGCGGCTACGGTTTCATCAGTGGCTAGTTCTTCACTAATCTTCCAAGCATTGCGCCACTCTCTTGTCGCTGGAAGCTGTTCCTTGCGGCATATTACCAGTTTTGGTTTATTTCCGCTATCCCACTCACGCCAAACGTGTTGTGGCACATCTTTCTGGATTAGATATTCAATTGCTTCTTCTTCGGTCATCGGACCAACAGGTTCAGTCTGGTGAAGCAGGTAGCCTCGTGTGTGCTTTTTAAAGTCGGGCTGTGCCTCATCTTTAGCTAGTTCCCAGTATACTTGCACTGGCGGCAGGATACCGCCCTGTAGCGCACAAGCCATCCAGTTAGGGTCAGGCACAAGTATCTTAGCGCACTCATCTACGCTATCTTCATAGACCACACGATAGTCTGACTGATGACCCTCTAGGTTTTCTTTTGCCCAGCATAGTCTGTCAAATAGGTGAGTGCCTTGAAATTCTGGTGTCTGGGTCATTAGGCTAAGTCTCCGTGAATTGTTACTGAACAACCCGAAGCATCCGAATTTGAATTGGAGTCATTTCTTGTCAAACCATCCATAGCAGACGCTGTTACTGTTCCGCTTCTTGTAAGAACTCTTCTTGCACCACCGCTAGTCGCAGACGTAGCTGTATAATTTACAGAAGAAAAACTGTTGGTAAAATTTATCCCAAAATCACCAGCCCCATCATCGTCCATTGAACTAACATTAAAAGATGTGTCAATGCCTGTTGTGCCGCCAGTGCCAGACAAGTCTGCCATATCCCACAGAGAATACACCTTCGCACTGCCCTCGACGACATAGTTCGTGGCGATTGACCCAGCGGTGCTGTGTTCCAGCGTATCTGCTACAATTTTACCAGCCATTATGCGAGGTCTCCGTGTGCTGACGAGTTATTTACCCTATCTGCCCTGTTAAATGCGGCATCTGTATAACTCACCCGATAGTTACTACTTGCCGCTGAATCATTATGTGTACTTCCTGTGTTGCTTTGTGCGATTGTAGCGTGAACAACATAGTTTCCCCCTGTCGTATTATTAGTGAGATTATAAGTATAGTCTCCTGTACCATTATCTGTTCCAGATGATGTGTTAAGCGAATCAATAAGTGAAGCACTGTTGCTTGCTATATTCCACGCCTTTGCCAACCCCTGTTCCAAAGATTGCGTGGCACTAGCACCAACAGTCACGGTGACAGTCTTAGCAGTGGTCTTGCCAGTGAGTTTGTTTACTAATATCTCACTCATGCTAGGTCTCCGTGAATAACTTGTGACATCTGGTCACTATCTGTACCTGTTTGATTTCCATCAGAAGAAAAACTATCTATTCCGCAACTGCTTGTAATTGGTGGATAAAGGTCTTTGTTAGAGGTAGAAAACAAAGCATTAACACCACCATCATGCCTTGAATGACCTGTGTTTGGGTATTGTGTTGATGACATATTATTAGTGAAAGCACTAGCATATTGACCTGTAGAGGAATCTACTAAAGAACTGACGTTGAACGAATTATCTATAGCAACAGTACCTGTACCATCAAAATGATTCCACGCTTTTGCCGCACTCTGCTTAGTCAGCGTAGCCGCACCACCGCCTGTACTCTGAATGGTATCTGCTTTTAATGTACTCATAGCGTCACCAATGTCCCACCGCTTTCAACGGTTAATGTAACACCA